GGTTCCGAGCGCATAAATTCTGAACGAGTTAACCATCAAAGACTTATGTTCACACAACCCCAGATAGCTTTTGTAACCATCTAATACATAAACACTATGAAATATCCCTGTCTGCTCACAAAAAGCATTAAAGAACTATCCCCGGCAAAGTATAACCCACGCAAAATTTCAGATGAAGCGATGGGGAGGCTGACTAAAAGCCTTGCCGAGTTCGGAAACATTCAGCCGATCACTTGGAACGCTCGCACCGGGAATGTTGTCGGAGGCCACCAGCGGCTAAAAGTTTATCAAGCGATGGGTAAGACCGAGGTGGAGGTCTGGGCAGTCGATCTAGACGAGCAAAAAGAAAAGGCCGCAAACATCGCATTGAACAAATTGAGTGGCGAGTTCGATCTACCAATGCTCAAGGATATTTTAGAGGAGATCGACACCGGGGAATTGGATTTGGAGATAACAGGATTTGGTATGGATGAGATTGCTTTAATGATGGAGGACGCACACCCAGAAGTAACCGAGGACGAAGTTCCAGAAGTTCCAGTCGATGCTATCACCAAGCCGGGTGACTTGTGGCTTCTTGGGGAACACAGATTGCTTTGCGGTGATTCTGCAAGCATAAAAGACGCAGAAAAGCTCATGAATGGGAAACTTGCTGATATGGTTCTTACTGACCCTCCATACGGCGTAAGCTATACTGGCAAAACCAAGGACGCATTAAAAATTGAGAACGATGACTTATCAGAATCAGACCTAATTAAAAAATGTAAAAGTTGGTTTGATGTGGCGGATTCTATGTCTAGAGATGGGGCATATTGGATCGCAACCGTCCCGGCGGGACGGTTGCATAGTGTGTTCTTGAACGATTGGAAAGGCCGAGAAATATTAAGACAAATATTAGTATGGAATAAAGATTCTATGGTTATGGGGCATAGCGAGTACCACTATAAACACGAACCTATATTATTCGGCTGGAAACCCGGAGAAAGATTAAAAAATTCAGACAGAACAAAAACAACTGTTTGGGACTTCAAAAGGCCAAAGGCATCAAGAGAACATCCGACAATGAAGCCTATCGAGATGTGGTGCTATGCGATGGGAAACCACACAAAGAACGGAGACCTCCTTTACGAGCCATTCTGCGGTTCTGGAACAACTATAATCGCCGCCGAACAATTAGGCCGAAAATGCTACGGAATGGAAATCAGCCCAAACTACTGCGATGTAATTGTGAAGCGATGGGAAAACCTTACTGGCAAAAAGGCCACGCTTGCAAATGAATGAGGCCTATCCCTCCGCTGTAACATTTGCAAATGATCTCTCAAAAGGAAATAGCGGAAAAGTGGGGCGTAAGTCGTGCAAGAATATGCACGATGGTAAAGAAAGGAATGCCCCTCACCTCCGAAGCAGACGCAAGCCGATGGCGGTTGCTAAACCAGAAGAAACCAAGCCGAGTTCAGCCCATCCTCAAACCATCGGTCAGCTCATCAGAGCCATCCGATCCCTCGGACTTTGCCGAATCACTCAAATCGGAGAGCACGAATGGCAGATTGATTCGCGCAAGGAGGGCAGAGTTAGTTGCTTACTCGTTAGTGGCAAGGGCAAGCCGAGACGGAAACCCGGTGGCTATGAGGGCGGCGATTCAAGGCTGGGGCGAGGCAAAGAAAAGGGTAAGCGAGGCCGAGATCGAACACGCCCAGTTCGAGGAGCTAACCAAGGCCACAATGCGAACAAGCGAAGTGCAAGAAATATATACGAAGTTTTTAGGCCGCATTCGATCTCTACTAGATGCCTTGCCAGCCAGTTTAGCAACCAGAGCCAATCCTAGTGACCCAGACTGCGCCAAGACCGCTATTCAAGAAGGCATAGATCAAATCTTCATCTCAATCCAAAAAGCAGAGGAGGCATTCAAATGATACTCATGGGACTAAAAATTGGAATCGGAATTGCGCTTGGCCTAGCCTTGCTTAATATAGCATTCTGGGCTTGCGTGATTATTGTTTATGGAATCGTGTGGATTTTTGAATCCATCGCCAAGATGCTTAAATGAAACGATCTCCCCTTAAACGCAAAACCCCGCTTAAACGAGGCGGACGGCTTCGGCCAGTATCCAAGAAGCGAGCCAAGCAGATTAAAGAATATGCCAAGGTCAGACAAGAATATCTTTCATTAAACCCATCTTGCGAAATATGCGGTAAAAGTGGAACGCAAATTCATCACAAGAAGGGAAGATTTCAAGAAAGACTAAACGATAAAAACTTCTTTATGAGCGTGTGTTCTTGTTGCCATCAATGGATTCACAACAATCCACAGGTTGCTTATGCAAAAGATTACATGGTGAAGCGATGAATGAACGCAACAAGTTTCATCAAGGAATTGTATCAGCCAAGGCCAAGATTAAGTATTACCGAATGGGCAGAGAAAAATTTGATGTTGTCTGCGAGGGTGACGAACATCCCCGGCCCATACTCGACAAATTTGACTCCCTATTGCAGAGAGCCGCTAGAATGTTTTGGGAATGATTCGGTAAGAAGATTGACGCTTGTTTGGGGAGCGCAGACCTCAAAGACAACCACAATCCTTGCGGGGTTGGCGTATAAAATAGCAGAAGCACCATGCCCCGCCCTATGGGTGATGCCTAGCGAATCACTCGCCAGATCGTTTTCTGAAACCCGATGGCTTCCAATGATTGATGATTGCCCAATCCTAGCCAAAGAAAAGCCAGACAACACAGACAAAATAAAGATACTTGAACAGCACTTTCGCAGATCATCATTGTGGTTCGTTGGCAGTAACTCTCCTAGTGCTCTTAGTAGTCGTAGCGTTTCGACACTCCTTCTAGATGAGGTTGATAAATTTTCAGACGGCACAGGCTCCAAGGAAGCCGGGGCGTTGCAGTTGGCCGAGGCCAGAGTGGCAACCTATCCAAATCACCTAGTAGTTAGCACCAGCACGCCAACCACGGCAGATTCAATCATCTGGTCAGAATGGCAGAAGGGGGATATGCGCTTTTACTTTGTGCCATGCCCTCATTGTGGGATGAAGCAGAAACTACTTTGGGGACAAGTTAAGTGGGATGAGAAGGCCAAGATCGAGGAAGGCGTGTATGATTTTAGCATAGTCAAAAGTTCAGCCTATTATGAATGTGAGGGATGCAGGGGCAAGATTACCGATGGTCAAAAGACCAAGATGCTTCGGGAAGGGGAATGGATGCCAACCAATCCAAAGGGAGAACCGGGACGGCGATCCTATCACCTCAACGGCCTATACGCTCCGTGGGCAACCTTCGGCTCCCTAGCGGTTAAGTTTCTACAAGACAAGCATGGCGGGATTCTGGGCTTGCAAGACTTTGTGAATCGAGTGCTGGCCGAGCCTTGGATGGAACACGATCAAGAGAAGATCGACATAAAGCCGGGAGCCTATCGCATGGGCGAGGTTCGCATGGGCGAAAAGCTCATCATGGCTTGCGACATACAGGAAGCAGGGGGATTCCATGCTTGGTGCGTGGTTAGGGCTTGGGACTCCGAGGGTAAAAGCAGATTGGTGTGGGCTGGAAGGCTGGAAACTTGGGGAGATATCAAGGCCAAGCAAGATGAGTTTAGCGTTGAGGATAAGTGCGTATTTATCGATTCGGGCGATCAAACCAGAGATGTTTATTTGAATTGTTGCGTGAACGGATGGATTGCCTTGGTTGGGTCAGACAAGACCAGCTTCTCAGAGATTGCAGGGAATCAGAAAGTGCAGAGGCCATACTCAAGACTAGCCAATGGCGATCCATTCAGCGGAAAATCCACAGGCTCTAAAGTGGGATGGAAGTGGAAGCTATGCCCTGTTTGGCGTTGGTCTAACCCTGTTTTCAAAGACATCCTAGCAACCCTACTCAAAACCGATGGATTTATCGCCGAGGATACCCCCGATGTTTGGAAGGTTCATATTGATTCAGAGGTAAAGGTAGAAGTTAAGAATCCGCTTACAGGCCGCACCCGCCGAGTTTGGAAGCAGATTGGAAAGAACAATCACTTGATGGACTGCGAGTGTATGGGGCTATGTGGGGCGGCTTTGCATGGTCGATTAAGGGTTGCGCCTACAAGTTTGACAGAGGAGGACTTGCATGGCTAGTGGAGCATTTGTCGGATTGCCAGCTACCACCTTAATTTCACTTCGGGACAAGTATGTGACTTGTTTGGAAGCGATAGCGGTGGCGGGGGCGAGTTATTCCATCGCGGGGCGTTCTTTCAGCCGAGCCAATTTGGGCGAAGTTACCAACACGATTGCAGAGCTAAACCTAGCCATCCGAGTAGCCACACGGACGCAAGTATATCACACCTATGCGGCATTCGGGCCAGTTAGGACTATGGGCGGAGCGTGAAGAAGGTTGAATTGAATTTGATTGATAAGGCAGTTGCCTTTTTCAATCCTAATGCGGCGGTTGAGCGTTTGGCGAGTAGGGCAAAGCTAACTAAGTTTGAATATGATGCTACGATGTATAATCGTCAGCGGAGAGTTCCAAGCCAGTTGCAGGGTGCAGAGGGTTTCCGATCCAATTATGATCGTGTAGAAATGATGAAGAGGGCGCGGGACTTAGATCAGAACTTTGGCCTTGTTCGCTCCTTGCTCCTTAAGTTTGCCACTCATGTAGCCGCGAATATCACCTACCAAGCCAGAACCACAGACCAGAATGTAAATAGCGATGTTGAGGCTTATTGGAATCAATGGTGGGACAAGTGCGATCTTTCGGGACGGCATACAGGATCGATCCTTATGCAGATCGCCACGATGTCGATGCTCCGAGACGGAGACTTTTTCTTTATTTTAGTGCGCGACCAAGATGGCAATTTGCGCTTACAGGGCGTAGAGGCAGACCGAATCGGCGATCCGTTCCGCACCTATACCAGCCTTAATCTTATCGGCGGGATTCACATTAACCAAGAGACAGGCGCACCAGACGGATACGATGTTTATCTTAGGACGTTTGGCAACGCCTATATGTTTCAAGCCACGATTGCCGCAAACCAAGTTTTCCATCTATATGACCCGCTTCGGATAGACCAATATAGGGGTGTAACGGCTTTTTGCACGGCGATTAACGATGCCACGGACATTTATGAGATCGTGCAGATGGAGAAGATGGCCGCTAAAATTGCAAGTTCGCAGGGTGGAATCATTAAGCGCAACAACAACAACGCTACCGATCTTGCCAATCTGACCAATGATTTAGACGCAAACAATCAGACCATTAAGATCGAAAGCATTGAGCCGGGACGGATTACTTACTTGGAGCCGGGCGAGGAAATGCAGTTCCCCGATTCGCCCAATCGCCCCGGCAACGGATTCCAAGAATTTCACAAAATTTTGCTTCGGAATATCTGCATGGGCGTTGGCATTCCTTATTCTTTCGCGGTTGATCCTTCGGCTATGTCGGGGCCAACTGCTCGCCTCGAAATGCAACAAGCATCTCGCACCTTCAAGCGTCATCAGAAATTGCTTGAAGATAAAGTTCTTCGACCTGTTAAGAATATTGTTATTGCCGATGCTGTTTCAAGGGGATTGATTAAGAACAATATTGGTACTAAGACAACCAAAGGAATCTTTAATTTTGGTGCGAGCGTCTCAATAGATTTATCAAGAGAATCAGATTCTTCGATAGCAGAATTTAAGGCGGGTCTTAGGACTGGTTCTCAAATCATGAGTGAAAGAGGAGAGGACTTTGAAAGCTCCATCATCTTAAAAGCACAAGAAGCCAAGAAGATTTCCGATCTTGCTAATCAATACAACATACCCGCAACCTCAATTTCCGATATTACGGAAAGTGCGTTGTTCGCTCAAGCGCAGAGCAGGTCGCAACTCAACCCAGACGGCTCGCCAGCTACCACGGAACAGGGCGCAACAACGGATGGATCGCCTACTCCTACTGGTCAAGAGGCTCTCATCGACTACTCGCTCAACGGAGCGCAGATTGCTTCGCTTATTCAAATCATCAACGCGGTTGCCGCTGGTGCGATCACACAAGAGGGAGCGAATGCAATCATCCGTGGAGCATTCCCGAATATTCCAGATCAAGTCATTCAGAGTATTGTGGCTGGAATTAATGTTGGTACGCTTGCCCCTACTGGAAAAGTTACAGCGGGAGAAGCGGCGCAAGTTCCAACCCCGCCGCCAATCGACCAGACCAAATCAGAAAAACTTGGATCAAATGATGTTCCCGCAATCGGAGAGCAAGATACAGAAACAGGAAAATACGAATCTGGTGGCGATGGTGATATTGATGTGGGTGAAGTGCGTGAACCAACCGAAAAAGGCGCAGTTGAAAACCTTCCTACTGGTAGCACAAAAGAGGGCAAACTAACCCCTAAAGTTCCCAGTATTTTAAGTTCCTTAGACAAGCAAAGCGTTGAGCTTTTGGTTAGGGGAATGCTTAATGCTTGCGAGCTTGGAAAGTATTCGGACATTGATTTTACCCCACCCCAAGGCGTAAAGGAAGCGGCCAAGAGAGGGTTAGAAGTTAGGGCAACTAAACCAGCTAGTCAGCGCGGAGGAACGCCAGTTGGGATTGCTAGGGCTAGGGATTTGTCCGGGGGCAAAGAAATTTCTCCTGACACAGCAAGGCGCATGAAGGCATTCTTTGATCGTCACGAAGTGGACAAGGAAGGCTCGACTTGGAGCGAGAAGGGCAAGGGATGGCAAGCGTGGCAACTCTGGGGCGGGGACGCTGGATATGCTTGGGCAAAGAAGCTGGTTAAGCAAATGAACAGCCGAGACGAACAGCTTGAAGAACCCGCCGCTTGCCCCATCGCCACGCAAGACATCAAGACCAATTTAGAAAACAGGCAGAACGCCGTGGACGATGCAAACTATGGCCCCGCCAATCCCAACGAGCCAAATGAGGATTACTGGAAGGCGAAAGCTGGTGAATTTCAAGGCGATGTAGCCACGGCCAAGAAGATGCTTTGCGGTAATTGTGCCGCCTTTAATCAAACCAAGAAGCTACTAGGTTGCATAAGCAGGGGAATTGGAGAGGATGCTGGTGAGGTGGAAATGGGCGGGAATCTTGGGTATTGCGAAATTTTTGACTTTAAATGTGCGGCCAAACGGACTTGCGATGCTTGGATTGTTGGTGGGCCGATTACTGACAAGAAGATTGACAAGAAAGTATAACCTTATGGAAAGCGCCAACGGCGAGACAATCCTGACCAATCTTCTGACCTATCAGAATCAGCTTCGCATATTCCATTGGCAGACAAAAAGTTATAGTCAGCATAAGAGCTTTGGGAAAGCGTATGAGATGCTCGATGAAAAGATCGACAATTTCCTAGAGACATTCTTCGGAAAGTATGGGCGCATCGTTTCGGCTTCTGTGTTTGGCATTGAGCTAGACAACTTTTCGCCAGAATCCTTTGGTGAATACAATGATGAATTTATCGCTTTCTTGTCTGACGAACTTCCCGGCTACTTGGCCGAAGGCGACACCGATCTTTTGAATATTAGAGATGACATTCTTGGCGCAGTTAATCGCCTCAAGTATCTCCTAACCCTAGCCTAATATGCCCCTACCCAGTCCAGAAAAGAAAGACAAGATCAAGGATTTCGTTGGTCGCTTTATGGGTAATGAAACAGCCATAAAGGATTTTAAGGATGTAAAGCAGAGGGCGGCAGTTGCCTATCAGACCTATCGAGACTGGAAAAAGAAGCAGAGGCGCAACAAGTCGCTAGAGGATGCGAGCCTTATCCCCGCTGTCTATATATTGAGCCAAGGCGAAGCCAAGGGGCATGATCTCTGGATCGACAAGACCAGCATTGAACAGGCTTTTGAATTGATGAAGAAAGCTCCCAACGGAGTTAAGGTTAAGATGAACCACGGCTCCGGGCTGGATGCGGTTGTAGGATTTGCTCGCAACCCCCGCATCGAGGGGGACAAGCTCAAGGCCGATCTTCACCTCTTAAAAAGCTCGCCTCACTACGGACTTATAAAAGAGATGGCAGACGAAGCTCCCGATCAATTTGGTGTTTCCTTGGCATTTATGAACGAATCGGAAACCATTGGAGGCAAGGATTACATTCGCCCTCAGAGCATCGCATCTGCCGATTTGGTTAGTTCCCCGGCATCCAACGAGAGATTTAGAGACTTTGCAACCAGCGAATCGGAGATGCTTGTCTTTGCGGTTGGCACAAAATTAAGGTGCTGGGAAGGCTACAAGCCAGCTAAAGGAGTCGAGGCTTATGCTCCAGGCTCTTGCGTTAAGGCCGAGGCTAAAGAAAATTTGGGCTACAATGCGGGAGGCCAGAGCGTCCCCGCTGATATTAAACAAGCAGTTGTCGAGAGCGACCCAAAACTTGACAATAAAGGAAAATCTAACATGGACGAATATAAAACTCAGATGGAAGGCTTGATGAAGCGTCTGGAAGCTCTCGAAGCCATCGTAACCCCGAAAACTGAAAACAAGGATGTCGTTGCCGAGGGCGCAAAGGCCGAGGGTGAAACCCCTGCCGTTGAGACCAAGGAGGACACCAATATGAGTGAGCTTGTGAAAAAAGCCCTCGTTGAATTTGGCATTAAGCCCATCCCCGCCAGCCCCGCTGTAGAGGAAAAGGTCGAAGCCAAAGTCGAACCCAAAACTTTTGAAGCTCTTGTAGCGGCTCATGCCGATTACGGAACATCAAAGCTCTCGGCTATGAAGGCCGTGATGCTCTCCAACCCCAACGAATATGCCGAAGCTCTTAGCCGTGGCATTAGCAAAATCTAACAAAGGACAATAAAAAATGAGTTCACAAATTGACGGACATTTTCGTACCTTCGGTTTCTCCACGGCTATCTCGGCCTACCGCTTGGTAATCCCCTCCACCACCACGGCTGGAAACGCTGATGTGGCGGTTACTGGCACGCCTCGCGCCATTGGCGTAGTGCAACAGGATGTTGCCGCTGGTGACGCTGGCACGGTTAAGCTGTTCCACCCCACCTTCTTCGCCACGGTTTCTGGAACCTGCGCGGTTGGTGATGTGGTTAAATTCGACAACGGCGGTCAGGTGACCACACTGGCGGCGAACATCGGCACGGCTGGCATCGCTCTGGAAGCGGCCACGGCAACTTCGGCGGTTATTGAAATCGCTGTTCCGTTGTACTAAACAATCGTAACAACAACCAAGAAAGAATAAAATAATATGGCATTTGTAAGTGGCGGAACAACGATTCGGGCGGACATCAACCAAGCGTTGATCGAAGGCCCAAGTGATGTCGGATTGATCGGTGCGGAAGCTCTCCCCCTGCTCAACGTCCCGGCTAAAAGCGGAATTTATCTAAAAGCGACTCTCGCTGGTGCTGATCTGCGTAATGCAGACGCTCTCAAGCGTGATATTGCTTCCGAATATGCGGCGATCACTCGCTCATACAATTCGGCAACCTACGCAACTCAGGAATACGGATTGACTGAATATCTGGACGACTCCTTCAAGTCGGACATGAACAGGTTCTTCAGCATCGAGGCTTCCTCGGCGAAGTTCCTGCTCCGTCAGTTGAAACTCTCCCACGAGAAGCGGGTTTCCGATCTTCTCTGGGCGAGCACGACTCCGTTTGCTACTGCCGATCAAACTCGCGCAGTTGCCTACACCGAAGCTCTCTTGACCACCATCAACGCCCCTGCGGACGTTGCGGCGGCCAAACTCGCTCTTAATAAGTTAGGGTATAGTCCGAACGCCGTGCTCATGAGTGCTAACGTGTTCGAGCGTATCCGCCGCTCCACCCTCCTCCAGAATATGTTCTTCGGAGTTATCTCCGATGTCGGCCCTCGCTTGCTCGATGAGAAGCAAGTTGCCGCTGGTCTGGGTGTGGAGAAGGTTCTGATTGGTCGCGCGGCTCGTAACGCCTCAAACAAGAACATCGCCTACAGCGGCTCGTTCATCATCCCAGATTCGCAAATTATTGTTGCGGATTTGCAAGGTGGCGAGTTCACCGCTGGCGGAATTGGTCGCACCCTCGTGTGGGCTGATGACGCTCCCGGTGGCTTTATCTCGGAAACCTTCCGTGATGATTCCCGCCGCTCCAACGTCCTCCGTGTTCGCATGAACACCGCAGAAGTTGTGATTGATGCGAATGCTGGTGTGCGTATCACCACGAACTACGTCTAAAGTCTCGGTTCTGGTTCTGGTTCCTCTGAAGAAGGGGGAGTGAGTGAATAACTTGCTCCCCCTTTTTCTTTCTATTGACATCCAAAAGTAACTAGAAATCCTATCTGAAATCCTTGCGTGAAACACGATTTATCCATATATCTAATCGCTGGTAATGAAGAAGCCTACATTGAGCGTTGCCTTAAATCGTTTGCCCCAGCCGCAAAAGAAATGGTTGTTTGTATTGCTAGGGGGTCAGCTAGTCCCGACAAAACCGAAGAGATTGCATTGGCTCTCGGTGCTCGAATCGTTCACTATCAGAATAAAAAATCTGATTGGCCTTTTATAGACGACTTCGCAGGGGCAAGGAATTTAGCCTTAAACGCCTGTTCCTGTGAGTTTCAAGCGTGGGTAGATGCTGATGATGTTATGGCCGAGGATGGGGTGGCTACGATTGAATATGCCATCGATCAGCTAATAGAAAGGGACGGACATTTAGTGGCTCTAAAGTATTGGGTGGAGAACGCCTCTTTATGCCCATTGAGGGAAGAAGTTTCTAGGAAGGGAACTTGTGAATGGAAAAGCCGAGTGCATGAAATCTTAATGGCTTTTGATGAAAAGAAGATGTTTGGGCTTGATAAGATTTGGCGCATTCACAAGCCACACGGTTACAAAAAGGCAAGCGCAGATAGAAATTTTAAGATACTAGAAGACGAACTAAAAGAAGCTCCTAAATCCCTTTACTATACCCAGCAAGAGTTTTTCTTGTCTGGGCAACACACTAAGGCAATTGAATACGGAAAGAAGGCTTTGGCATTCCCTGACCTAGATGAAACTCTAAAATACGATGTTCTTTTGAACCTTGGGCGATGCCATCCAGAGGAATCTGAAAGGCTTAAATACTTGGGCGAGGCCATCACTTGCCAACCAGAGAGACGAGAAGCCCACTATTATGCCGCCTTGCTCTACGCCTCGAAGGGTCAATGGGTAAAGGCTTGGGGATCGGCTCGCTCTGCAATCTCGCTTCCACGGCCATCCACTCACTACTGGAATCTTCAAGAGCCTGTCTATCGATGGCAGACTTTGGACATTTATCGGACGGCCTCAATATGCGTAGGCAACACCGCTGAAATCGAAAACGCAAACAAGGCATGGACTAACCCACCCAAAATTACGCTAGTTCATGCAACTAGGGGCAGGGCTAATGTGGCCTATCAGCGGAGGTTCCAATGGCTTTCCTTGGCCGCAGAGCCATTGGCAATCGAATGGCTTTTCATGGTAGACCACGATGACCCAGAAAACTATGTGCCCCACGGCGCAATTCGTTGCAACCCCGGAGGCGTTATTAATGCTTGGAATGCAGGGGCAAAGATGGCTAGGGGCGAGGTGATTATTCAAATGAGCGATGATTGGAGCCCTCCCCGCAACTGGGATGCCCTAATTTTGAGCACAATAGGGGATACAAAGGCCGAGAAAGTGCTGGCAGTATCAGATGGACATAGGCAAGATAAACTGCTCTGCATGGCAATCCTGACGCAATCTAGGCTAAAGAAGCAAGGAGACTTCTTCCATCCTAGTTACCAAGAGTCTGATGGCATCTATTCAGACAACGAATTTACCCAGAGAGCCTATGACGATGGCGTGGTGATTGAAGCGAAAAACATTGTTCTAACTCACGAGCATCCATTTTTCGGGCATGGAGAAATGGATGAACAATTAAAATATCACAACAAACCAGAGCATTATGAGAAAGGAAAGGCGATCTATGAAAAACGCAAAGCAGATAATTGGGTGTAGAAAAACCAAAAAGGGGGAGGATACCAAGGAGCTTGGTATAATTAAATTTGGGAAGTCTCGCCCCGACCCCACCAAGTATGTGAAGGTTGATATTACCTATGACGAAAAAGCAGAGAAAGATTTGTATGAGTGTGGGATGATTGCATTAAAGCACGACAAAGAGGCCGTGATTGAATATGTGATTTGCAAGGCTTTAAAGGAAATGGCGAAATGCAAAAAGTAATTAAGAGCGAAAACCCGGAAGATCATTGGAAACATCTAAGATGTTTTAATGACAGGGTGCTAGATTTGGGATGTGCATATAATGACATTGATGCGGAAAACACAAGACAAAACAAGCTGG